GAGATAGACTCTGTTTCAGATTGTCTGTATCTTACATGTAAGAATGGACGCTTAAGGTTTTTACCTAATTGCTCATCATAAACTGAAGATACACCAGCAGGAATAATGACACCTCTAATATTAGTAACAGTATCATTTAAACCTCCTCTTGTTCCTTTGTCATTTAGATATTTAAAGTCAGACTTGTAAAAATCATAAGAACCTCTTCTAAATCCAGAGAATCCTAAATTTAATGCCATGTCTTCTTCGTTATCAAACACTCCGTAAGAAGTACCACCAGCTCCGTAAGAGTTCATAGAAGCTAACATATCGTCCATAGCTAGAGATGTACCTCTATTTACAAACATCATGTTTTCTTCAATAGCACCATTAGCATCAAACACAGCTAATATAGCATCAAACTCAGCTAAATCAGTAGCAGCGTTAACACCAGTTACACCAGTAGTTTGGTGACCTCTTGTAGTGATAGCTTGGAATAAACCTTGTGTACCATCTTGTAAAGCACCTCCGTCAGTACCACCAATAGCCCCAGCGTTAGCAACAGCAGTTTCAGCTTCTAACATAGTCATTTCTAAGTAATCAGCAAATCTAGCTCTTGTATCACCTTCAGCTTTTAAATACCACAAGTAACCATTTTGTCCTTCTTCTCCAGATATTTCTACCCAACCAATAGAAGACGCATCAGATCCAGATACCTCGTAGTAATCTTTCATAATGATGTGTTTGTTTGAGTGTGACTTAAACTTTGGAGAGTTAGCAGAAGATCTACCATCAGTTCCTTTTTCAAATTCAGAACCAATAACTAATATTCTGTAAGCTCCAGCACCAGCTGAATCAGAAAAACCAGCAGCATCAAAATCAGCTTCTGCGTAAGGTAAGATAGTAACGTTGTTATTCGCTCCACTATCTACAGCTGAAACATAACCTCTTAAAGTTAAAGAAGCGCTAGAAACTAATACCATATCACCAACTCTAACACCATGCTCGTTATTAGCAATTGAATTTCCATCAATATCGTTAACAATAGAGAAAATGTTTGCAGAAACATCTTCGTTTGTAGCTGTGTAAATTAAATGTAATCTACCTTGCTCTGACCATATAACTCTATCAGCAGCAGATGGCTCTTCAGCTCCAACTTGAGCTAAGAAACCTGCGATTGTTCTCTTACCATAGATCTCAGCTTCTTTTTCCATAAGATCTGGTAAGTATTGTTGTGCCCAACCTTCAGTAGCAGACGATGTAAAGTCTACATAGTTAGTCGACAACGTTTGTTTTCTTGGGGCAGCATCTATCCCCGTTGCACTTGTAATTGCCATTTTTTAATTTTGTTTTTAATTAATACTTACTTTTTTTTAAATTTAAACGTAGGAGTTGAGCTATCGTTTAACACTTTAAATTTTAAGCCTCCAACATTCGTATCGTCTCCGTGTGAACCTCTAGGTGACATATCGATATTTTTAGATTTAGCCATACTATCTTTTAAAGCATCAGCCTTACCTTGTTCGTAGAAGTGCTTAGCTATAGCGTCAGCATTGTTTGCAGTAAACATTGATTTATGATAACCAGCAGCGTCTTCAATTTGGTTATTTTCATTCAAGAACTTCTTGATAAAATTATCCATATTACTTTGGTTTTCTTTTACTTCACTAACATCCTTAACATTAAACCTATATCTTTTGTCTCCGACATTGTATTCAAAACCTTTGAACTCGTCATTAAATAATTGGTCTGTTTTGTTTTGGAAAGTAGTTTTTGCCTGCGAACGAGCTTTTTCTTTTTGCTCAGACTCTTTGTTATATCTATTAAAGAAATCAATAGCCTTCTGTTGTTCATTTGTTAATTTACTTCCAGCTTTAATATCTTCATAGTATTTGGATTTATACTCTTCCAGTTGAGTTTTAGCGTTGGCAACTTGCTCTTTTAACGCTAGTTTTTTTCTTTTTATATCTGTCTCATCTTCTTCTTCGTCATAAGAAAATTGATCGTTCATCATAAAATCAATTTCATCTGGTTGAAGATGAGGTTTAGTTTGTTTGTAATACTCTCTTAATAAAGTATGATTATCCATATCAGAGTAATCTCTATTAAGTTGTACATAGTCGTTTAGATCACCACCAGTCTCTTCCATGAAGCTCATTAGCTTCTGTATATTCTCTGGTAACTCTGGTTGTTTTATTTCTTGTTTTACAGGTGTTGGTGTAGGTGTAACTTCTGTTTTTTCTTCATTAGTAATCTCTTCTACAATAGGAGTTTCTTTTACTTCTTCTTTAACAGGAGTTTCTTTTACTTCTTCTACAGCTTCAACAACTGGTGTTTCTTCTTTAACCTCTGGTTTCTCAGCTAAATCAACTTTTGTTACCTCTTCTTTGACTTCTGGTTTTTTAGTTAAATCAACTTTTATAGTCTCATTAACATCTGAAAACTTTTTAGGTTTTCTTTTAACTTTAATTTTTTCTACGGTATTATCTACCTTTGGCTCTTCAGCCTTGTTTTCTTTTTTTGCCATAATATAATATAATAATAATTAATAATTTTTATTGAGGGTCAAAAGCACCTAGTCTCATACCACCACCAAGTACATCATTACCAGAAGACTCAAAGCCCTTTGCTTTTTCTGCTTGATTTTTTACTCGTTGTGTTTTAACTTGGTTTTGACCTTTTAACGTTTCTTTTGAAATATCTTTTTCTTGCATTTGTTCCATCTCCATTTTCTTCATACGCATGTTCAACTCAAACTCGTGGTCCATTAGCATCTTCTTCATATCAGCTTCAGCTTTTAATTTAGCAGTTGCCAACTCTGATTTTTTAGCTTCAAACATCATTTCGTTTTCTAAAGCCGCTTTAGATTTTTGCATTTCAGCTTGAGCTGCTGCTTGTTGTTGCTGTGCATTAGACTCGGCTTGTGCTTGCATATTTTGCTGTTGCATTTGCTGATCTTTTTGCATTTTCTTTTTTCTACGTATTTTTAAAAGTTGATTTGCGAGTTTTATATTTTTTATTTCTCTTAAATCAATTACATCTTCTAAATCTATTGTTTGTTGAGACAAGGCTGTTTGTATATTGTTTTCTAACAACTGCTTTTCTTCTTCATCTGGTGCTAACTCTAAAAATATACCAAAGTCATATAGATGTAAGTTTTTCATTTCTTGTAACGTAGCCACATTATGAGAACCTATAGCTTGTATAAAAGCATTTGCAGTTGGAGAATATTCTAATATATCTGATATTCTTAAAGATATTTGCTCACATATCTCTTGTGTTAAAAACGCTCCACCTTGTAATATGTGTCTAGTAGCTGTATTACTATTTGCAGCTGCTAACTTCTGTACACCAACTAAAGCTTTTGGATCTGGTGTAGCCGCATCTCTAGCCTCGTTCAACCCGGTAGTATCTCTAATCATTTGCAAGTAATAATTGTATGTACCAATTAAACTTTGCATTTTAGCACCACCACCTGACTGTATTTCTTGAATAGGTATTTTACCTGGATTAGGAGCACCATCTATTGTTTGCGATCTACCAATTATACTACCAGTTTGGAAGAACATGTTTAAGGCTTCTTGTGGATTATAGTTTGTTCCGTTGCCTAGATCTATCTCTGCCAAACCATCAGCATCTAAATAAATACCATCAGGTATCATACGTGACATTACTTGTTGTAGTTTCAAGTGTGTTAGCTGTATCATATCTGCAAACCCAGTTATTCTACTAACTAAACTTTCTATTCTACCCTCATACATACGTGGCGCACATATAGAGTAATTCATTGTTACTTTAGTAAAATCACTTTTAGGACGCATCATGTTTTTAGCCTTACTCCATTTAAGTAGCTTGCCAGTACCTAATATTAACACACCCTCGTATAAACACTCTATCTTTCTACCTAGTCTTTCAAACGCTAAATTCTCACCTACAGGTGGGTTAAAGCTATCGTCTTTTTCTATAAGTTTTTGCAGCCCAACAGACGTTTCTTTTAACTTGTACACTTCGTGATTGAAAGTTTTATAGTTAAAGTACAATACGTTCT